TAGTTAGCTCTCTTGCTTGTACGGGTTTTCCCGGATTGAACAAGACCCTATAAAAATTATTATCCTTTTTGAAATCGTCGTAATAAGGACTTATATTAAGATTCGTTTTTTGTGGCATTTTTTAGAATTCCAGAATGATTTTAATGTCTTCTTTTTGTCTAGAGTTTCTTGTTATAGTCGCCCTATTATCAATGTAAATTATATCACCTGACCCTTTATTTATTTCAGAAGTAGCGAGTCCATTTGTGAAATTAACTCCAAGGTCTACATTTTTTGTTCCAACTGTTGCAATACCAGAATTAAAATTAGTATCAATTGAAGCAGAAAATCCAGATGCAGAAACTTTATTAGTTGCATTGGATTCAAAGGGTAGAACTTGACCCTCAGTACCCACTCCTACATAATCAGTTTGATCAATAACTGCACTATTATTAGGATCAAAATACAATGATCTATCTTGGAAATATTTAAGAACTTTAGTTGTATCATCGTAAGATGCTACATAACCAACAGCAGAGGCCTGTGCATTTCCAGAAATCACTGATTGTGTTATTTTTGCACCAACAGCTGGTATATCTGTTGTTGAATCTGGAAATTTCAATGCATCAAGAGATGAAAATGAATCATTGAAATAAATAGATGTCGTCCCAATCGATGTTGGGTTCTTAAGTAAAGTAACTTGAGCAAATTTAGTATCTATTGGGAAATCTTTATTATCACCTCCAAATCTGGCATAACATAAAACACGGTCAGTTCCCAACTCCTCATAGATGTTAAATCCATGACCTTTAGTTGGTGGAATAATTGGTATAAGTTTTGCCCTTATACTTACACTTCCAAGTTTATCTAAATTTGATAAATCTACAATACCGTAAGTATAACCTTTTCCACCTGATGAAACTACAGCATTTATTATCTCACCATCTGCATTAGTATCAATAACAACTTTACCACCAGTTCCATCACCTAGTATATTAACCTCTAGACCGGTAACTTGTGAATATCCTTTACCCTGATTGTCTATATAAACTTTTTTTATTTGATTATTGTTAATATCTGAATTACCATTCTCACGAACTGATTGAATTGCAGCATCATTAGTTGTTTCCCAATTATTAGGTACAGAAATAAATTCTGTTGAATCAAATTTAATTATATCACTCGGAGAAACAGTGTAAAGATATTTCCAAATATAACCATCTCCACTTTCTCCAGCCCTAGATGGTTCTAAATCAGTAAAAGTAGGTTGATCTTGTGAAGCATTACCAGTGGTGTTTATTCCTGATGATCCATTATCAATACAAATATATACGTTAAAATTTTCATTTAGAACATAATATCTTGCATCATAAAGTCTCGATTCTCCTGTATTAGGTGATTTGAAATTAATACTGTAATCATGTCGATACATCTCATATTTTTGTCCCTGAGTCCAATCTACCTTTCTTATTAAACGTCTTATATTTTTTCCGGTGACTCTTTTACCAAATAATGTGGTATCACTAATATGATTATTTGTATTGATATTATCAATAGGATTTGGTGTATCCTCATCAAAATCAGATTTTCTCCCAAAACCCACAGCTTCGGCATTTGGTAAACCTAATGTTATGTAAAATGAACTAGTTGGGTCAGCACCCCCTATCCCTGTAACTGTATCAACAAAGTTACTAGCGTTTAAAATTCTAAACTGGTCGGTTACTACTGCTGGCATTTTATTACTTTTTTTCTATATTTATAAGTGAAATCATGGTAATACTTTACGAACTGCTCCAGTATCACGAAGACCCTCTGATTTTCTTGAAATTATAGGGAAGGTTGATATACCGACACCAGTTGATAATCCAACAGTATAACCTGTTACACCTATAGCTATTGGATTATCTCTACCCAATACTACACTGTCATTTGAGAATCTACCCCATGAGAATTTACCTTTAGGAACACTCGCTACCACATTTATTATTCCATTCATTCCATAATGAGATCCACATTGGTAATAATATAGACCTGCAGGAACACTAGTTGTATTCCATGTAAGAGTTCCATTTTGTTGACCATTATTTGTAACACCCGTATTGAATGCCCCTGTAGCACCATTTCCTAAAGCATCTTTTATATAAAGTGGATGTGCATTCATATTATTAGTGAATATTAATGTATCACCTTTTTGAATAGTCAAAGTTGGATTTTGACCTGTTTCTGCACCTTGTCTGTCAGTTCCGTTCATAATGTATGCTACATTTCCATTTGCAGTTACTGCAAAATTAAATGTTATGGCACCAGATGATGCTAGATTAATACCTGCGGTATTAATACCTGAATGAACATTTGTAATTATTTCAATATTTGCACCAGATCCAATTATTTGTTTAATGATATAAACATTATCAAGGAATAATGTGCCTATACCAACTGTATCGTTATTGTTACCGCTTTCATTTAGAGAAGTAACACCATTTCCAACAAAAGTATTAAAGATATAAATTGGATATCCAACTTTAAGATCAGGTGTTAATGAAGCAGATCCATCCCTAGTTAAACCGATTAATAATCCTACAGTTGACACTCCAACAGTTGTGGTGCCTATTCCTGTAATACTTCCTGAGAAACCAGTAACATTTTTTATACCAGTTATGTTTTCTGATAATGCTGGTGGTGCAGGAGCTATGACTACAGGTGGATTTGTTTGAGTGTATCCTAAACCTATATTATTCACCGCAACTGATGCTATTGAACCATTTGATATAGTTGCAGTAGCTGTCGCATATGTAGAAACACCAACTTTAGCAAATAAGGTATTAGCAACGCCCACAGGTGCTGCAATGTTAACACTTGTTGATGATCCTACGTATCCACTACCACCATCTACAACCGTGATAGCAGATATTGTACCTGCAGCAGATACAGTGGCTGTTAGTGCAGCTGCAACCTGGCCAACATTATTCACAATTTGAACATTGAACGTATCGATATTGATAGTTGATTCATTCTCTTCATAGTTAAAGAATCTTGAGTCATCAACAAAAATATCAGTTCCACTTGCATTAGATGTGGATAAGTTTCCAATAATCCTAGCAGTTGGGAAGATTAATGGTTCTATCGAATCTCTTGCCTTAGAAACTATATTACCTCTTATTATCTTATCAACTTTCTGTTTTCTCCAATTCACAATTGGTCTGAATGTGTTTGGATTAATTCCTGATCCAGTATATATTTCTGTTTCAAATGTATCTGAAGTAGTAATTCCTACAATAGTTCTTTCAGATTGTGCACTTACACCACCACCAGATCCTACCTCAATAACATCACCTTCTTTTAATGATGCATTAACATCAACAATACTTGTATCAACTCCATCTGTACCTTTATAGAAGAATACTGCAACATTATCACCCTTGTCAGGTGCAACCTCAAATCCAAAAGTTGTTCCACCATCAAAGTTATACGCTACACCCGGTTCTTGTAAAACTCCATTTATGAATATCAATAATAAATTTTGCATTTTAATTAATGCTGAATCTTTATTATTATTGTTAATCTCAAAACTCAAGAATTCACCGTTTAACTTTATTGGGAATCTTTTTCTTTCACCATCTATTAAAGGTGTAATTGGATCAATAAAATCAAATTCACCAAAGTCCCAAGATGAGAAATTATCTGTAAATACTTCAGTTACTGTTAATTCAAAATCACTTACTTTATTTGCTAGTCCTCTTTCAGTTACTAAACCTACAGGTCTTATAACATCTCCTTTTTTAAATCCGAAACCAGATCTTGTGATTTTGAATGAATTTACTTGATGTAAAGTTGATCCAATACCTGTTGTTGGAGCATCTGCTACATCAACTGTCAATTTAAGTCCAAATCCTGTATCAGTTGTAGCACCTATTCCTAATCTTGATACACCAACTACTTCTAAATCTTCGTATGTAGGAGGTTCAACATCAATTTGTGGATTAACATATCCAGTACCACCACTCACAACTGTAAAGGCCAATGTACCGCCAGCACCAACAGTTGCTGTAATATTCGCACCTGTACCACCACCTCCACCGGGATGAACGTCAATAGTAATTGTATTAGTCGTTACTGCAGTGATAGCTGTCTGAACACCAGCGATTGGGTCTGGTAAACCAGTTGTTTTAGAAACTGCACGAGGATATGGATGAAGTGTAGCAAAATGATCCTTAGA